GCTTTGTTACTGCGGCATTCCTGCAAATCGTTGCGGGCATTAAGTTCGCAGTGGATTACTTGGCCGAGGCATACGGATCATTCTCGCAATTCTCCGCCGATGTAGTCTCGGTGTTCCAGAGTATGGGCGAATTAATTGCCTCCATCTTCTCTGGCATTGTCGATGCTGTTAAAGGCTCAATAGCCTTTGTGATGGACGGCATCGATAAGGTTAAGTCCGTGGGCAGCGCCGTGGCTGGCTATGTCGGGCTGGGAGATGATGAGCCGGCCGGAGAAAACAAGCCCGCGCTACCTAGCGGCTCAGGACAGGATCCGCTTGATGTTCCGGGCAATGACAGCATTGCCATGGCGAACAACGCTATTGGCGTGGCAGCGGCAAGCCCGCTGAACGCCGTAAGTAGCAACGCAATCACCAACAGCACGCAGACCCGAAACAGCACAGTCGAAATCGGCCAGGTTACGGTAAACTCCCAAGCAACAGATGCGCAGGGAGTGGCTAAAGACATGAATTCCGAATTGAGCAGCCAGCTGAAAAACCTTGAGCATGAATCGGCTACGGGGGTTGCTCGCTGATGGCCCTGGAGAGCTCATTCACCCAAGATCTGGTTGCCATTCTTGACGGCGAATCCTTCGAGCAGCTTTTTGTTGCCGCTCAGCCGATGCGTGTCAGCGTCCGAAAGACCAAGCGCATCACGAAGTATGAGGTGGAAGACGGCACCATCCGCAGCGATCACGCCGTCGATGACCAGATAGAGGTCGCCATCGATATTCTGGTGCAGGAAGAGGATGCGCGAGACGTTTATCAGCAGTTCGCGCAGGCGATGAATGACAACCGACTGGTCACGGTGCAGACGAAGGTCTCCAGCTACTCATCCATGCTGATTAGCGAGATGCCGCACGATGAAACTGTTGAGCTTGGCGGCGCCATCTCCATTCCTCTGCGGCTAGTCGAGTGGCGTACTGTCGAGCCGCAATATGGCGCGCTCCCGCCGAGTAAGGTGAAGAACAAGAAACAGGCCAGCACAAGCAAGGGTGGGCAGAAGCAAACCACCGAGGCCGACGCACCAACGACACGCAAGGCTAGTGTGCTTTATGGGGTGTTCAACTAATGCGCATAATCGATATCGCAGCTACGCCCAATCAGTCATTCAGTGTGACGCTTGACGGCAATCGCTGGGACTTCGTAATCAAGCAGGCGACCACCAGCATGATTGCGGATGTCACGCTCAACGAAGTTATGCGTCTGACTGGAATCCGCATTGTCGCCGAAACCCCCATCATCCCTTACGAGTACCTGCAAGGTGCTGGCAACTTCATTATCCTGACCGAGAACGAGGAGATTCCGTATTGGGAGCGATTCGGTGTCGATCAGATAATGGTTTATGCGACCCCTGAAGAAGTCACCCTGGCCAAACTCGAAGCTGAGGCCGCGACATGATGAAGGTCGATCCGCGCAGGATCCGCATCGGCATAGAGGTATCTGGGCAGATCAACTGGTATGAGCGCGATCCTGTAACCGGGCGCTCGCTCAACATCAAAGTCAGCGGTACGAAGTTCGCCAATCCACTACAGAACGAATGCACCGCGACGATCAGCGGGCTTTCCACGCGCACTCGGGATTACATCCTGACCGAGACCAGCCCCTTTAACTCGAACCGCACACCCAAGCGCCTGATCGTAGAGGCTGGGCGGATATCGACTGGTGTCTTCCGACTATTCATCGGCGATATCAACAGCGCCGAGCCTTCGAGTCCTCCCGACGTGAATGTGGTGCTGAAGGCCAAGACGCAAAGCGCGCAGGCCGGCAACATCGTTGCAGTCTCAGGACAACCGCTCGCCAAACTCTCTGCCGTGTCGCAGCGAGTAGCGCAGGAAATCGGTCTCGGCCTGGACTTCCAGGCACTAGACAAGAACATCTCCAACTTCTCGTTCACTGGCGCAGCGCTAAAGATGGTCGACCTGCTCCAGCAGGCTGGAAATGTAAGGGCGTTTATCGATGATGAATCACTGATAGTAAAAGACTATGGTAAAGCGCTGACCAACCGCATAAAGATATTGAATATCGATTCCGGTCTTGTCGGCATTCCTAAACCAACCGAGAAAGGCGCCGACCTTACCTGGCTTATTGATAGCGAAAGCCTATTGGGCGGCATGGTACGATTGGAAAGTAAATTCAACAAGCCAATGAATGGCGATTACGTCATTGACCAGCTGAAATTCGACATCGCGACGCATGATGATGCGTTCTTCTACACCGGCATCTGCTCAAGGTATGGCTATGAGCCTCCCAAACCAAAAGCCAAATAGCGACTCGGCGAACGAGGGCTCTCTTTCTGGCGGCTTGAACGCCATGCTGCGCTCGTTTTTCCTCAATGAATTCGAAGGCATGCTGCCAGCCAGGGTGGTTAGCTACGACGACGCAACCAATCGGGCGGTGATCAAGCCGGTAGTGATGGTGGGCACCACGGACGGCGGCAAGGTAAGCCGAGCGCAGGTGCCGAACATCCCTGTATTCCGCTTTGGTGGCGGCGGCTTCTTTATGCGCTTCCCCATAAAGCCTGGGGATCTGGGATGGCTCAAGGCCAATGACCGCGATGTCTCCCTGATATTTCAGCGCGGCGGCGGTGAGGATTGGCCCAACACCGAGCGTATGCATAAATTCAGTGACGCCATGTTCTTCCCCGACACCTTCAAGGAGTGGGTGATAAACGGCGCTAACGCAGACAAGGCTGTCTGGCAATCGCTGGATGGCACTGTGTGCATTGCTCTTGGCGAAGACTCTATAAAACAGTCAGTTGGCGGTGTGAGCATCGAGATAACGGCAGCCGGCATCAACATGATCAGCCCACCGGGAACGCTGAGGCACAACGGCATCAATGTTGGCGATACACACCGTCACGTTGGGTCTCCTACAGCCCCGCTTGGCCCAATCAGCCCTACAGGATTCCCAGTGCCATGATTACTCTTGCCGTGGACATCAACAACGATTTGGTGATTGGCGCTGACGGGCTGCTTTCCTTCGCTCGCGATGTCGAGGCGGTGAGCCAGGACGCCGTGCATTACGGAAAGACCCTGCGAAACGAAATGCTGCATGAGTACGACTTAGGCATCCCATTTTTCATGGTTGCCTTCGGCGCGAATGTGACCATCCAGCAGTACGAGGCGGCGACCAAGCAAAGACTGCTGCAAACTCCAGGCGTTACCGGAATTCGTCAGTTCGACGCTGTTCAAGAGGGCGACATTTTGAAGTACACTGCAACCATAGAAACCATTTATGGGTTGAGTGAAGTCAATGGTTGATTTCAATTACGTCATCAATACCGGCGTCATCGTTCCGGATACCTCGACCTTGCGTGATGACGTGATTGCCGAGTGGCGCACCGCGTTCGGTCAAGACCTCGTTGTTACTCCCGAGACGCCGCAAGGCGTAATCATTACGATGGAGGTTGAAGCGCGGGATGCGATGGTTCGGAACAATGCCGAAGTTGCCAATCAGATCAACCCTGACTTGGCTGGCGGTGTTTGGCTGGATGCGCTGTGGTCGCTTACTGCGGGCGGGCGGCGCGGCGCATCTCGCTCCCGACTGATCGGCGTTGAGTTTCGCGGCACAGCATTAACCTTAATTCCCGCTGGATCCATCGCAACCGTCCAAGGCACTGGCGCGCAGTTCTACACAATTGAAAACATCCTGCTCGACAACGCGGGGTTTGCTACCGGCCTAATGGAGTCGGTGGATACGGGCCCGATTGCTGCTGCTCCGAATACGCTGGTTCAGGTCGCATCCAGCGTGCTTGGATGGGAGCAGGTCACTAACCCAAATGCTGCCGAGCTGGGGCGCCTGGTAGAATCTGACGTAGCCGGTCGCCGCCGCCGTCGGCAGACGCTTGCATTGCAATCAGTAGCGCTTCCAGAGGCGATCATTTCGCGACTTTACGATATTGATGGTGTGCGGTCGCTGAGCTTTCGTGAGAACGTCACTGACGCCTCTATAGTGATCGATGGCGTGACTCTGGTGGAGCACAGCATTTACGTGTGCGTTGAGGGCGGCACAAATCTTGAAGTGGCCACAGCACTCTTGGAAACAAAGAGTCTTGGCGCCGCATGGAATGGATCGGTAGTCGTTAACGTCGTCGAACCATCCAGCGGTCAGACTTACGAGGTAAAGTTTGCCAGGCCTGTCGAGCGCACATTCCTAGCACGCGTAACCGTCAAGTCATCGACCCTTGACGTTCAGCGAATAGTTCCGGCAGCCATCGCGCAATACGTCGCCGGAGAGCTCGAGGGCGAAGCTGGCCTTGTTATTGATTCCGACCTGTCCCCGTTTGAGCTGGCTGGCGCCGTCAACATGGTCGAGCCGCGAATATTCGTTACGAAGGTTGAAATATCTGAAAACGGCACGACGTGGACTACAGCCGAAATTCCTATTCTATTGAATCAGGTGGCTCGCCTGCCTGAGTCAGCAGTATCGGTGATCGTCGTATGAGCACTGTCCAGGAGTTTGACGCAAGCGTTAACCTTCTGGCTGCCATCCTTTGGCAGTATGAGGACGCGGAAAAGCTCAAGGCATTAGCCATAGCCAAGCAGGCTTGGACTACGGAAAATCAAACCGGATTTTGGCTTGGTTGGTATCGAGATGTTTTCAACGTAGACACAGCAACCGCGTTCGGGCTTTCGATCTGGGGGAGAATCCTCAATGTTAGGCTTGGAGTTGACGTTGCACCTCAAAACAAGGTTGCTTTTGGATTCGGCGCAGTCCATAAGAATTTCAATGCGCCCTCTAACTTCGGTGTTGATTCAGATAAAACGCAGAACCTGACCGCTGAGCAGCAGCGCTTAGTAATCAAGCTGCGATATTTTCAACTGACGAGTCGAGGCACAGTGCCGGAGATTAACAGGTTTCTTAATCAGCTATTCGGTGTTCAGGGCGGTGCATTTGTCATCGATCCGCACGATATGAGCTTTGCAATTTACCAGTTCGGGTTCAACCCTGATAGCCAGCTGAGATTTATCCTGGATGAGTTCGACTTGTTGCCGCGCCCAGCCGGTGTCGGCGTAAAATGGCAGGTTCAGATGCGGCCCGTATTCGGCTTTGGCCCGTACAATATCAATTTCAACCGTGGCACTTTCGGAGCTAGCACTAATGCCTAGACGCGATTTCAGCAAGGTAGCCTTTGCCGCTACTGGCGACGTTAACACCATTCCAAGCACGGTTCAGCCCGACGGGTCGGTAAGCTTGCCTAGCGGATGGGGCTTCGACTACGAGCGGGACAATGGCGCGGGCGGCGGCACTCCTGACCCTCTCGCCAAGAACATTGATCGCGAGGACATGAACGGTATCTTGAATGAGATCACCGCCTCTATCGGTGAAATCCAGCAGAACGGCTATGCGATTTGGGTTTCCACTGCGGCCCCCTACCCAATCAACGCAAAGGTTCGTCGCAACAATATCAATTATCGCAGCCTGATCACCAACAACAGCGATGAGCCTTCTGTTGGAGCTGGCGCAACTAGCTGGGCCGAAGATGATGCATTGCCTGCTGGCAGGCTATTGCGCACTACTATCTACAGGATATCTGGCGGCGTCCTCCAGTCCTCTGTAGACGGCGGGGCATTCGCATCAGCATCGAATATTTTTTCCGGGCAAGCATTAACAGCCTCGGTCAAGGTAAAGGTATTGGGCGGCGGCGGCGGCGGCGGGAACGCCATCAGTACGGCAACAGGTAATGTCAGCGGCGGTAGCGGCGGCAGCGCAGGAGGTTACTGCGAAAAAATCCTTACGTCAGGATTTAACGGCCTGACAGTTACCGTCGGGGCTGGAGGCGCAGCTCAAGCCGCAGGCTCGGCAAGTTCATTCGGGCCTTCAATAACTGCGTCTGGGGGACAGGCTGGAAGCTCCGGCCCCCAAATCCCAGCGGCCCCTATCTTTTCCGGGGGCACTACTGGGGGCACTGCTACAGGTGGTGACATCAACGCCGTAGGCGGCCACGGCGATCCGGCATTCTACAATGGGATCACAAGCGGAAATGGGGGGCGCTCTATTCTGGGCGCCGGAGGCCGCTTTGTTAGCGGGGCAAATACTACTGGCACCCCAGGTCAGGCAGCTCCTACCCCGGGAGCTGGCGGGAGCGGCGCCGCAAATGGTAGCGCGGTTGCAACTAACGTTCTTGGAGGCATCGGCGCTGGCGGGCTGGTAATCGTTGAGGAGTACAGTAAATGAATAAGGTATGGGCTTACGTTGTAGACGGAAGGATTGCCGAAGTCATCCAGCCAATGTTTTACGACGCCGAGTCTCCAGACTGGCAAGAAGGAGACCCCAGTCGTATCGGAGAGGAGATTCCAATTGAACTGCGCTATCACCCAGATTTTGTGGCTCAGTGCGTTGAGATAACTGGCATCGATCCCGTGCCGCAATCCGGATGGGTTGTAACGCCCGACGGCTCTGGATGGTCATTCGCGCCATGGACGCCACCGCCTCCCACGGCTGCCGAAATTCTTGCCAGTCAGAGCGCAAAACTTCAGCAGTTAAATCAGCTCGCAGCAGCGCAAAAGGCGGCCCTCACCAATCGAATAGGTGTTATCAACGACGCCATTGAATTTGAAGAGGCGACTCCTGCTGAGCTGGCTGAATTGCCAGTTCGGCAAGCCCAGCTAACCGCATGGAAGCGCTACGCAGTATTGCTTGGTCGCGTAACAACTCAGGAGGGGTGGCCGCCAAATGTAATTTGGCCTGAGCAGCCGGCAGACGGCATGGACTTGAGCGTTTCCGCAGCGCGCCCTGCACAGGCTTCTTTTTGATGCTAAGCCGCCCGAACTGCATCAGCTTCCTTTGCCTGGCCGTCGCAATCTGGAATTTCGTCCAGCATCGCGACATCAGCGCAAACATGTTCGTGGCGGCCTTCCTGATCATCCAGGGCGTTAGGTACATACCAGATGAGCAGCCCTCCAGGCAATGGGATCACGTCTCTCTACTGTGTATAATTCTAGGTATGGCAATTTGCCTTTTTGCCGGTCACGGCTTCTTTACCGGCGCCGAATGGCGGCACCCTAAATCATGGTAGGCGAGGGCAATATGGCAGACAGCCTCACAGTAGCAGGAACACAGCTTGCCGTAGGGACGGCGGGTGTGGGGTTGGCAAGCATGCTCCCTGGCTTGGATCTATCTGCGGTAATCGGCGCCTTCGGTGGCGCATTCTTTTTTATTCTGTTCGCCAAAGACATAAACAACTGGCAACGCGCCGGCTATTTGATTGTCGGATGGATAGGCGGCTACATGGGTTCTGCTGAGCTGCTTTCTTTGGCCTGGACGAAAACCGCTGGCTTTTCTTCCTTCATCGCCGGACTGTTATGCATCGTGCTATGCATCAGCGTTGTTGAGGCCTTTCAAACTGGGACGTGGCCTGAATGGCTTAAAACCATTTTTGGCCGGTTCTTCGGGAAAGGAAAAACTGAATGATCGGCGGAATAGTTTGGATAATCGACTTTTACTGGGTGCCTATCGTCGCCACCATGCAGGCCATGTTCTGTGGTGGATGCGCCTACCAGATCGCTTTCAAGTTTCGTCGCGGTGATGCCACATATCGATTATTGCCAAGCGCATGCGCATTTGGCTTGGCCTCTCTCTGCGCCCAGCAGTGGCTAAGTATCGTTGGTCGCGTGCTCATGTACGGCAATTGGCCTGTCGTGTCATTCTACAATACGTTGACCTTTGCAATCTTGTTCGTGCTGCTGAGCAGGGCTCAGGGCAACGTGTCGAAAATGTTTTATTTTCAGAATGGTGATGCCAAATGAACTTGACGCAATCGCTCAAAAGGCTCC